GGTCGGGGCGGCATTGGTGACCCGCTCAAATTTGAAAACTTCAAAGATTCTTACTGTGTGGGCGGCATTGACCTGTCACAGACCCGTGACCTTACTGCCTGTACCGTGGTTATTGAGAAGATGGGCGAACTGTATGTGTTCGCTCATTTCTTTTTACCTTCAGAGCGCATACAGGAAGCGACAGAGCGGGACGGTGTCCCGTATGACATCTACATTCAGCGCGGTTTTCTTACACCGTCCGGGGATAACTTTGTAGACTATCACGATTGCTTTGACTGGTTTACCGCACTCGTGGAGAAGTACCAGATATACCCGTTGCAGATAGGGTACGACAGGTATTCGGCGCAGTACCTCATACAAGAATTGGAAGGGTACGGATTCCATTGTGATGATGTCTTCCAGGGTGAAAACCTGTACGGGGTCATGATGGAAACACAAGGCATTCTTGAAGATAAAAAAATACACTTCGGGGACAATGACCTTCTGAAGTCGCACCTTCTTAATTCTGCTGTCAAAATGAGTGTGGAAAGGGGGCGCGGCAAGTTGGTCAAAGTCAACCCGAAGTTGCACATAGACGGAACAGCCGCACTTCTGGACGCTATGACGGTGCGGCAGAAGTGGTACGGCGAAATCGGTGAACAACTTAAAAACGAGGTGTAAAAATGGGGCTGTTTGATTTGATATTTAAAAACAGACCAAAGCCGCACGGTGAATATGAGGGGTTCTTTAAACTCCTGGACGGGTACACACCGCATTTCACAACGTGGGGTGGCGGGATGTACGAAAGCGAACTGATCCGGGCGGTAATCAATGCGAGGGCAACGCATATCAGTAAGCTACACGTTGAACTGATGGGGGCGGCAAGACCCGCATTGCAGAGCAAGATGAAACACGCACCGAATAAGTTTCAGACATGGTCACAGTTCCTTTACCGGGCTTCGACCATTCTGGACATCCATAACACGCTTTTTATCTGCCCTGTATACGATGATTATGGCGAACCGTCCGGGGTATATACGCCGTTACCGCACCAATGCGAGATAGTGCAGTATAACGGTGTCCCTTATCTGCGGTACGACTTCGGTTGGGGTGAAAAAGCCGCGATTGAACTGGAATACTGCGGGATCATGACGAAGTTTCAGTATAAGAATGACATCCTGGGCGAAAATAATCATGCACTGTTTCCCACGATGGATTTGATACACATTCAGAATCAGGGAATACAGGAAGGTGTTAAATCTGCCGCTACATATCGTTTTATGGCACAGGTCAGCAACTTCACGAAAGCGGAAGACCTTGCGAAAGAGCGCAGACGGTTTACAGAGGAAAACTTCAGCAAAGACGCAAAAGGCGGCGGTCTGCTTCTGTTCCCGAACACCTACAAGGATGTGAAGCAGATAGAAGTCAAACCGTGGATTGTAGACGATAAGCAAATGGAAATCATCAAGTCCAATGTGTTTGAGTACTTCGGCGTGAATGAGGATGTTTTGGAAAACAAGGCTTTCGGTGATGCCTGGGCGGCGTTCTACGAAGGTGCAATAGAACCCTGGTCAATTCAGTTTTCCGAAGTCATGACGAAGATGCTTTATACGCTTCGGGAACAGACACAGGGCAATCAGGTCATGGCTACATCATCCCGGCTTCAGTACATGAGTAACGCCGATAAACTTGCGGTATCCGCACAGATGTTAGACAGAGGTTTAATGAGCATCAACGAGGTGCGCGAGATTTGGAATTTGCCGCCTGTTGACGATGGCGACAATAGAATCATTCGTGGTGAATACTACAGCACGGGGGATAAGATAAGCAATGGCAGTGAAGAATAATTACTGTGTTTACAAACACACCACGCCAAGCGGAAAGGCTTACGTTGGCATAACAAAACAACTTCCTCGCAAGCGCTGGAAAAATGGCAAAGGGTATGATTTGTGCACAGCTTTTGCGCGAGCGATCCAAAAATATGGTTGGTCGAATATTCAGCATGAAATCATTGCCGATGGTTTAACCGAACAAGAAGCGTGTGAACTTGAAAAACAGTGTATTGCGATGTATGACTCGGCAAACCCAGAACATGGGTATAATTTAACGCACGGCGGTGAGCACTACGAACCGAACGAAGAATGGAGATGCAGGACGAGCGAAGCGCACAGGCTATACTATTCCAACCATCCAGAGGCCAAAACTGCAATTTCTGTCTGCCAAAAAGGACGGAAGGCGCGGTTAGAAACAAGGCAGAAAATGAGTGAATCGCGCAAGAAATACATTGCGGAACATCCAGAAACAAGAGAACTATGCCGCAACACATTTCTTGGAAAGAAACGCAGTGTGGAAAACTGCGAAAAGTTACGACTTGCAAATATTCAAAGCGTTATGTGTCTGGAGACCGGGGAAACCTTTGAGTCCGTGGAGCGTGCCGCCTTGTCTGTTGGCGTGTGCCGCGCGGCACTTTCAAATCATTTGACAGGCAGAAGCAAATCTTGCGGCGGTCGCCATTTTGTTTATGCAACATAGGAAGGAGATAGCGATGAAGAAGGAAATCAGAGCATTTAGCTTTGAAGTCCGTGCAGAGGAAAACGAGGAACACGGTCACTTCCTGACCGGGCGACCTATCGTATACAATTCCCGGACGGACTTGGGTTGGTATGATGAGATTATTGAAAGCGGCGCACTTGACGGGACTGATCTCCGTGATGTGCGCTTTTTGATTAACCACAATACCGACATGATCCCGCTTGCCCGGAGTCGTAACAACACGGACAACAGCACCATGCAGATGATTGTGGACAGTGAGGGCATGGGCATCCGGGTAGACCTTGATACGGAGAACAATGCCGAAGCAAAAAGCCTGTATTCGGCTGTGAGTCGTGGCGATATATCAGGTATGTCGTTCATGTTTACAGTCGATTCGGACGCTTGGGATGACATCGAAAGCGAACACCCGACCAGGACGATCCGCGCAATCGAAAAGGTTTTTGAGGTGTCAGCTGTGACCTTCCCGGCGTATGAAGCAACATCGATCACCGCAAGGGGTCTTGCTGATGCACTGGAGAGTGCGAAAGCATCACTGGAGAGTGAGCGCACCCGCCGCAGAGAGATGGAGCAGAAAAAGAAAGCCGTGAGGCTGTTGCTTGAAATCTGAGTAAAGGAGTAAAACGCATGGAATTCAATTTTGCTGAAAAGACCATTGAAGAGATGGAAGCAAGGAAAGCGGAACTGCTGACCGCGATTGATGCGGACGGCGCGGATATTGATGCCATTGATGCCGAAGCACGGGCGATCAAGGCAGAGATTGAAGCACGCAAGGCGGCAGAGGCAAAGAAAGCCGAAATCCGCAAGGCAGTCGCTGAAGGTGTCGGAACTGTTGTCAAAACCATCGAAGAGGAGAAGAAACCCGTGAAGACAAATGATGAGATCAGAGCAACCAAAGAGTATGCCGAAGCATACAAGAACTATATTATCAAAAATGACGATTCCGAGTGCCGCGCACTTCTGAGCGAGAACGCTTCCGGTGATGTCCCGGTGCCTGTGATCGTAGACGCAACGGTACGGACAGCGTGGGAAAACAATGCGATCCTGTCCAGAGTGAACCGCACCGCATTCCGGGGCAACTTCAAAGCCTACTTTGAGCTGTCTGCGTCTGAAGCCTATGCACACACTGAAGGTACTTCGGCACCGACCGAGGAATCCCTTACCCTGGGTGTGGTCACCATGATCCCGAAGAACATCAAGAAGTGGATCACTATTTCGGACGAGGCTGTCACGATGGGCGGCGAGGAGTTCCTTTCCTACATTTACAGAGAACTGACCTACAGGATCATCAAGAAACTGGCTGACCTGTGCGTGGCTGATGTGACGAGCGCAAGCACCACGAACGGTGATTCCGCTATCGGTGTTCCGAAGGTTTCTGGTGCGCCGAGTGTAACGGTGATCCCGGAAGCGGCGGCATATCTCAGCGATGAAGCCGAGAATGTCGTTGTTGTGCTGAACCGCCTTTCCGAAGTGGAATTCCTTGAGGCGCACGCCGCCGGGAACTTCGCTGTTGATCCCTTCGCGGGACTTACGAAGATCTATACTTCCGCGCTTCCGGCATACTCTACGGCTTCCGACAATGCTGTCTATGCCATCGTGGGCGATCTGAACGCCATTCAGGTGAACTATCCCGAAGGTGACGGCGTTGCGCTGAAGTATGATGACCTGACCAATGCAGAGGCTGACATGGTCAAGATCGTGGGCAGACAGTACGCCGCGCACGGTATCACCAGACCCGGCAGACTGGTTAACATCACCA